TTCGGTCATGTGTTTCTCCTTATATGTGGACATGCTAACATAAAATAAGTTAGTTCTTTATGATCTTCAAATCCTACATATGTTGCAGTCTTTAATTTCCCATCTTGAGAAATACTAGGCTGACGTTTAATGTAGAATCTTCCTGCTAGTTTGGATTTAATCCAAGTTTCAACTTCGTTGCCAAACATTTCTCCTTCTGAAAGCTTCATCTTTGCAAAATGCGGAGCCACAGCATCTAGTTGCCTATGGTTTAAAATGTCGAGAGCATTAAGTTTTAACATAGTGATATTTAATAAGAAAATAATTTAGTTGTTGGATTCTTGGCTTAATCTTTTGTTTAAGGCCTTTGCAGCACCCATTTTTCTAACATCGCCTGCAAACAGATACAGTTCAAATGCAGCTTTTTCAGACAAAACCTTAATATATCTTTTTTGTAAGTGAAAGGGGGAATCTAGAAATTGATCCATCCAGACTAACACTTGTGGACCGATTGTCATATCTTTTGGGAGTTCAATTTTGTAAGTTTTAATTTCTGATTTGGTTTCAACGAATTCTAAACATTGATCGGTCATTCGCAATCCGCCAACATCTTTTCCTCTTGTACTGAACCACCAAACAGCACGAAATTTTTTAACGTATTCTTCGTCATGCGGCTGTCCTGCGGCTTTGAGGAATACCGAAGTATAGGTATCCTTACGGTCCATATATCTTACTCTATTTTCTCACCTTGGACGAGTTTATAAACTGCAAAGTCTTTAGTCTTAAAAAGTCGATTAAGTTTTTTAGCTAGATTGTGTGCATGACCGGGATTACTAAATGAAACTTTCTTGTATTTAGGACCGGGATAACTAGCAACAAGACTTCCACTCTTTAGATTGAATGGTTCACCTTTATAAAATACAGCCCAGATGGCATCGCTTTCAAGTATTTGTTCAATCTTAAAAGTATCTTTGTTAGCATATTCGAGTATAACTTTTGGTTTTGGTCTGCTCATTAATACGTGTTTCCTAATTAACCACGTATATATTTATCAAGAACCGAAGCTGCCCCCGTCGAACTTTACGTCTATCTTAGTGGTAGATTCACGTATTTCCGCTAGCATAGCATGTATTTCTTGAACAGTACGACCTAACTTAGACGTTAGTACTGCTAATTCAGCTGTTAAGTCTTTGGCTTCTTGTATTGATATTCTAATGTCTTTTTGTTGACTACGTTCAGCGGCAGCTACTCTAGATAATAGTCTTTCTACACTAGGTAAATTTGTGGGTAAATTACTTTGAGACATTAGACAATACCTGTCGCATTTCAAATTCAGTTCTAAACGGTCCTTGATAGGTATATCTTTGCAAAGTAATTAATTTAGGACAAAAACTTTTCACCCAACCTTTGTCAAACTTAATTACATAGTAGCCTGCACAATATAAACTCTTTGAGTCGCTGCTTTTTGTAAACAAAGGCAATTTACGTTTGATGTCAAACATTGCATTGTGCGGAGTTGTACTAGTAGTATATCCGTGGACTTCATTAGGTTCGGCTCCGTCAGCTTCCTTAACAATTTTAGCAACAAAGAAATCTTTACCAAATTGACGAGTTAGACTTTCTTTATTATCATAAATTTTAATTCCTAATTCATTACTAAGAACAAATCGATTGTCTTCATTTTTTCTTAGAGTGGCAAATTTCTCACCGTCTTTTTCTACAATCCAAAACTTATCTTGGATAATTGGTTTAGCATGTATTTCTGTCATAGTGTGTACCTCGCATTGAGTGGCTCGGCATATGCCTGCGCCTGATCAGCAATCTTTTTAAGATCATAAAGATTGCAAAATTTCATTAATCTAATTCCAACTTGGCTGACATTTTTATTTGCCTGCGTTGCTGTAGAAATAGTTTCGGACATAATCTGTCTAATGTCGTCGGGCTGAGCAGTTAGATCGATAAGTTGACGATTACGTTCATAATCTTCTTTAACTCTATGTTCTTTACCTTCGTGGTCGGTCCAACGCTGAAGCATCATGTTGTTCCAATTGAACCCCTTGCTGTCTCTGTCGCCAAAGGCCTCACGGAGACCAATCTTATTCTTTGTGCCTTTTTCACGTACTCCCGGATATGCAGAGAAGACGTTGTCTGAGGTATCGCCTCGCATACACTTCTCGAAGAGTAGCCACTGGGGGTCCGGTGCAGCTTTGACTGCTTGAGTCTTTTTATCAACGACAGGTAAACCTTTTTTATCGAAATAGCCTTCGTGTGTGATTGTTGTTTCTGTGACGCCATTATATTGTTTTACATTGGGTGCAATTAGTTGTACGAAATCTGTATCTGTCGAAATGATCACATGATTGTCGCTAGGATGAGTTTGGATCCATCCTGCAATTAAATCATCAGCTTCTAGTCTAGGATGTTGTAGTACCGTACAATTGGTCTTTTCTGTGACAAAATCTTTAAATGTGTCAAAGGCTTCCCAAAACACACGTTCTTCTTCTGCCTCACGTTCTGTATGTGCCGCACGAGCCGCAGTACGTTGAGCTTTGTAAGGTTTGTAAAAATCTTTGCGCCAGCTACGACCTTCTAAGAAGAATACCACATGACTGCCATCAAAGTCTTGCCATGCCTTCTTAATTGAATTAAGTGTGATATGAAATGCCATGCCTAACTTGATGTCGGCATCACCGTTGATAACGTGTCTTGCACGAAAGAATGTGTTAGCAGTATCAACTAAAATATAGGTCATAGGTTATTTTTTCTAACAGAATTAATATCAATAACGCCGGTGTTAACAGCGCCTCCAAAGTCGCCGTCGACAACTACATTAGCACAAAGTTCACGGAACCAACGATCGACAATTTCTTCGTCCTTGTCACCATCAAATCCGTATCCTTCTTGCTTTAATTTTAACACAAATTGCTCATTCCAGTCAAGCTCAAAGAACCCATTACGAATGTTGTCTTTGTTAACATGAGTATTAAGAACACCTACCCAGGGTTCTTTTAATTTAGTAGCACGATCTTTTGGACTTAGTTTTGCAGTCTCTTCTGCTTCTACTGCACGTTCAGCAGCCTCTACAGCGTCTTTAGCAATCTTTGTTGATTCTTCTGCTAGTTTTACTGCGGCTTCTGTTTCAGCTTTGAGCTTGTCAATGCCAAATAATTTTTCTATAAATCGCTTCATTAGGTTCCCCATTCATTTTTAAATAACGGCACCTGCAAACGATCACTATAACGTAGACCGTTTTTCATAGCCAATATTGCTACATTCTTATTGTTTAGTGCGTAGACACTTTCTACTCCACCTACTGGCATTAAGTATACATGTCCTTTAAATCCTGCTTTACGATATGCGGCAATGGCACACTCAGCATCAGCAAAGTCTTGTTCTGTAGCAATAACAAATTTCAAATATGCTGTACCAACTTCTTCATATTCACAAACTACTTCAGGAAGAATTGCTTCTTCCCACACTTCGCCGCTACATGGAAGTTTAGCACTCACACTGAATGTAAGTTCTCTGCCCACTACACTATTCCATTTGGCCAAGAAACCTTTAAACTCTGGAGTAAGTTTCTGAGTACCATTTGTTTCAAACGTAATCTCTTTCAAGTCACGCATCTTTGTATTATTAATCAAGTCTGGATAAGCACGTTGCCAACCCAGCAAAGGCTCGCCACCTGTAATAACAAGATGTTCATCTTTCCAATGATCCTGCGGAAGAATCTCCATAATACGATCTGCGATTGCATCCGAAGTGAGCATCGGACTAAGATCCTTGAAGTCAGGATGCCAACTGGCATAGCTATCGCAACCTGTGCTAACTAATGGTAAGTCTTCATACTTCATGAATGATTCAATCATTGTATGCGTGGCTGCAATGTCTGTTGCTTCGTGACTTAGTTCGCCACGTGGCATACCAAATCCTGCGCATTTAAAATTACATCCAAATGTACGCAAGAAAACAGAAGGCACACCCATATAGCGTCCTTCACCTTGAATGCTGTAAAACAGCTCTGCGATTTTAATTTTACTCATAGTTTATTATACACTCTTTTCACTAGTTGTGTCAACCTTTTCCAAACGCCAACTGCCGTCTTTTTGATCAATCCAATTTAGGGTATCACCTTCTTTCCATCCTGCTTGTTCTAACAGTTCTGGAGGAAAGGTTAACATAGCATCTCCAGTTTCGGGATCTTCTTCTACATTAACGGTCCAACTTTTCAATTTCAGCTCCTGCTCAAATGGTGTTGTCATTTTGTTTTTTCCAATCTTGATATCTGCGCTTGCGACATTCTTCTCTTACTTCGGTAGGAATATCAGGATGCCAATCTGCCATGCCACAATCGTAGACTCGATACTCTGGCAGTTCTATCTGAGAAAGCACAAGCATCCAAAGCACACAGGCAACAACGAAACCAATGATATATTTTTTCATATTCTATCGCTCAACAATATTTTACACATCATTGCATCGTGCTCGTTATAAAATTTAAACGACATCTGATCAGTCTCTGGATGACTAGTGTACCGCTCACCTGGCAGACCAAAGTGCTCCAACACTATAGCACAAGTTTCATTCCACCAAAAGCCAGTTTGTTCTTTTTTCCAAGGAACTAGAATTGTTGTTGCATCAGGCACGGTATTCTCTCATTTTTTATAATTACCTTTTTCTGGTATAACATGTCTAACACCACCTCTGGGATCTTCCATGTCTCCGTTGCGTCTTGGGATCAAATGAATATGAGGATACATCACAGTTTGTCCTGCAGCCTCGCCCCAGTTGATTCCAATATTAAATCCGTCCCACTCGCCTTTTTCTACCATCTCTTTGCCGTGTGTTAGAGCATCACTGAAACAGTCAACAATCACTCCATCGGCTGCATACTGCGGTACAAATAGCAAATGACCTTCGGATACAGGGTACTTATCTTTAAAAACTTTAACATGAAAGTCTTCACGAATTAGATCTGTCCACGGTGCAACCCCTTTCTTTTCTGCATCTTCCAATTGGTATATCACTGTCATTTTGTCCACCATTCTTCAAAGGGGAATTCAATCCATACAGGATTTTCTGCTTTGTTAATTTCTTCTCCAACATAGTCCATCTTTACTTTAGACTTGCTGGCAAGATTATCAAACACTGTAGAAAACTTTACGTTTTGATTCCAAACTTCATCACGCCATCGTTCGTCTTCGGGAAAACATCCGCTTGGCCAATCTTCTAAAATCCAGTTAACGGTTGCACCTGTATCGTTGATGTCGTCTACTACCAGTATGTTCTTTTTGCCACTACCCGACGACATGGGATCGTATACCACGTACCCAAATGCATCTTCGGCCATCCACAGATTACTTTCGGTAGCGTGTTCTCCACCGTTGTCCCTAAGACTTACTTTTAATGTATTGCACGGTACATTGAAATATTGACTGATCATAACAGCAGGCAATAGCCCACCTCGGGTAATGCCTACTACATAATCTGGGCGCCACTTGTTTAGAGAAATATCTCTACATATTTTTGCCACTAGCCCTTGAAATTCATCCCAACTTACTTTACGCTTTTCCATGACGCTCCTTAAGATACTGTTCGTGTTGAATCCATTTGTTATTGACTAGGAAACCCCAATCACGTTTATGTGGTCCCGGCATAAACAATGTCCATGCAGCTACGTCAGGCTTAAGCTCGATACGATGATAAGAGCTAGGGCTACATATACGAAAATGGCCGGGTCCTCTCCATTTACGTATCTCACAAGATTTATTGCCTTGTTCGTCAAACTGCGGAATCCATTCATAGTATCCACCTTTCAAAATTAATGTAGCATAGGGCCATGGATGATCGTGAACATCGTCCGGATCCCCTTTTAGAAATTTGTGTAAAAATACATTAAAGGGAAAATGTGTTCGATCTTTTAGAAATAGGTAATAGCGTTCCAGATAGGGTTCGTCACAAACT